AATTTTTAGATAATTTAGTAAGTTTAGTACCTTTATTTCCACATACCCAACAAGCATATTTCTGGAAGTGAGTTGAGTTTTGGTCAAAACAAATCTCAAATTTAGGTTTATGGTGATTACAAAACGGGCAATGATATGAATAATTGCCCCGAGAGGTAGGTTTTCCTACTCCTAGGATTGAATTAAAAACATTTACAAGCAGTTCATTTACCATACATTTATCATGATAATGAAAAATATTTAGATAACCAAATTATCTTACCATAAAGTCAACAGTGAAAAACTTCCCTAAAATATTACTATTCAGATATTTTTTAGGTTGTTCTAAAACCCCAAATGCAAACATGTATTTACATTCATAATATGTTAAGAGTTTTTTATCATAAACTAGCTGAAGGATTTCTCGAGTAAACTCATTTTGTCTCCCCTCTTTAATAGAGGCCTTAATGGAGGTTTCTGAACCATAATATGTTTTCCAGTCCGATTCTTTAAATACATGTTTAAAAGAGGACTTACGGCCGGGGCCTGATTGTTCAGCTAATTCTTTTTTGGTTAATTTCTTTTTAACTTTATGTTGTAGGGCTTTTTTTCCTAAATAAGCTATCCCTGAAGGGGTATGAGTTGTAATATAGATAAAACCGTAGGGAGTTGGTTGTCCAAAATCCTCTACACAACTAATTTGTTTTCCTTTATATAACCACATGTTTATCTGTCTAAATTTACTAATATATTTATGTCTGTTGTACTATCTATTTTTAGGGGTTGGGATAATTTAGCAACCGCTAGTAGATTTTGATTATCATCATACATTCCAATAGTTGTAAGATAAGGAGTAAAATCTGAACCTGTTGCAAAACTATATATAGCTCCTTCTGAACCTGATAAGAGTGAAGGATTTAATGAGAAATTAAATTCATTTTCTCTTATATTTACTCTATATTGGGTTTCATATAAGGTTATAGAAGAGGAAAAAGAACAGGTCATGTTTGATGCTGCATTTAATCCATAAATAACCTGATTATATAAAGTAGTAGAGGATAATGAGGCAGTCAACATTGTAACTATACCATGTTCATAAAATATATTGCCTACAATTTCATTTACAATATTAATACCACTTGCTTGAGCATTTAATAATATATTACCTTCTCCATCATCAGTTAAAGTATAGGTTCCTGCTGGTGGGTTATTGGGTATGGTAGGAGGTGGTTTTGGTATTACCGTTTCATATATAAATGAGTTTGGTACTATATATTCCCCATATAGTCTTGAAGGTACAGATAATATAAAGAACCTATCTGTAGGTATTTGATTAAATAACCTTGGATATGTAACTGAGGTTTGAGCAAAATTTTCTCTAGTTGGTCCTGAGTATGCTCCTACTAATCTATCTCCTTCAGAATCAACCCCAGGTACTAATTGAGCTAATGAACCTGTATCTCCATAACTTGAACTTAAAAAATTGGAATAATACAGGTGTTTTATAGAATCATATAATAACGCAGAGTATTGTTGGCCTGTTGAAGTACCCGTTAGATTCGCTGAATTAGGGTCAAATAGAGCACTGGACGATATTGCCCTATATGTTTCGATACCTATTGGTTCAGATGCACTACCAGAAAGTTCTAGTCTCCCCTTAAAAGTAAAGCCTTTGCTTACTTTAAAAGGAGAAACTATTACATCTTGGGTTGTGAACTGCTTATAGGCACTCATTAAAAGTCTAATTTACATCTGATTAGTGCTTCTTTTGTGAAGTCTTTCAATAATGGTCTTGATAATTTAGCTACAGCTAATAACTCATTATTGTCATTATATAACCCCACTGTTGTAATATATGTTTGAGGGGCATTAATAAATAATGGATATATGACTTCACCTGTTGAGCCCGATATATAGCTTGGGTTCGTTGAATAATTAAATTCTGAACTTCTTGGGCGAATAAACACATAATCAGAGGTAATAGTTTCTTCACTATTTAAACGGAATGAGCGAGCACTTGTTCCATTAATAGAGTTAAATAATTTACGATTGTTCAAACCATCAGAGTTAACTGAATAAGAAGGAACAAGTTGGATTGATTCACTAATAGCGGTTGGGTGTAATAAGATGGTACCAATGTCAGGTAAGAACCAACCGTAAGATCCTTTAGATGGACTATATCCAGAGGCGTTAACACCTGTATAAACTGTACCTACTGAGCCCGATACAATTTGGAATACTCTTCCTGCCTCATTGAATGTCTGTGAGGTTGTGGTTGTTGAGTTTTCAGTTAATGATAATGTTCCTCCACTACCTGATAATAATAGGGTAAATGAACCTAAAAATAATTTTTCTTTATATCTTGCTCTGTCAATAGATATAACCCATAGATCATCAGAGGTAGTTCCTCCGAATGAAAAGTCTGTGTTTTCATCCCCGATTACTAAGTTTTGGTATTGACCAAAAATAGTTTTAGTAGGTGAGTTTTCTGGAACTACTGAGTTATATAGAGCACTTCCACTTCCATATTTATTTCCATATGCTATGGCAAATTGGATAGCGGCATTATCTAAGGTTGAACCTGTTTGATAAATATTCAGGTAATAATCTCCTGTTGAACTAGCTTCTTGGACAGATGAAGTAAAAAATGTTGTTAATATGGGTGATTCTGTACTCCATGCTGTTGAGGAGATAGCATCACTGCTTACAACAAAATCATCTGATTCTAATCTTTTAAATGACATAGTATTTTATTTTAGGAAATTTTAGTAATTTGAACTGGGATTGTTAAACGAGCACCACTGTCTCTACCTATTACAGTTAATGTAGCATATAAGGCTGTATTAGTTCCAAATAAAGTATTTACAGTAGTAGCTCTTATATTAATTGTAGTACCTACTACTGTTTTAGAAACATTAGTACCAATAGTTTGAGTTACATTAAGAGCATTTGCTGCCTCAGTATCAATACCTACACCATTGAATGTATTAAATAATCTAACATCAGAAATAATAGCTGTGTATCCTGATGATTCAAAATTATTACCACCAGTATAATTTAGGGTTTGTGGAGTAATAGAAAGTGATGCTCCTTGTTTCAAGACAATAGAAGTATATCCTAAGTCAATAACAGGAAGTTTAGCTGTTCCTCTAGGCAAAGTGGCTAATTTGTATTTTAACATTTGTGTTTCTTGAGGAAATGCTTCAAGTAAAGGCATATTTTGGATAGCTTCTCCATAATATGCTGAACCTGATGGGTGAGAAGGATTATATAAAGTATAATCTACTTCATCATCCGCTAATGAAAATTGAGTAATACGAAAAGAACCATCGTTCCTTGCTAGTAACTCTCTACCTTTAGTTGTCAAGATAGCATCTACTGTTACTGTTTGATTTGATAAATATCCCATAGTTATATTATTGTTTTATTATATGTATTATATGACATTGTCTCTTTTCAATTTTTCTTGAATTTTGTCTATATTATTTTCTAGTTCATCAGGTATAGCCGCAGGATAAATAAATCCATCTGCTCCAACTCCTTGAGGTTTAGTATAATCAAATATAATTAAAGCGGGGTCAGGAATCACTCTTCTTATTAGGAAACTGTTTAGTTCATAATCTGTTAGTCCTGATGTTGATATATCTCGGTCAAAGAAAATACGGTTGGATATAGTTCCTAATGATGGAAATGAAAATGATTGACTTACTACAGTATACATATTATTTTCATCATATCCAAATCTAAATTGATCTCCTATCTCGATAGTAAATGGAGTTGTAACTTCATCATAACCTGTTTGGTCTCGGTTTGGGGATGTTTGAAGCATGGAAAATGATGAGCTAAAAAAAGTATTAAAACGGTTTATAATAGCTAAATTAATATTAGGAGTGGCAAAAGATGAACTTCCAGATGATTCTATATAGTTTGAACCGGTAGAGGTCCAAAATGGATAAGAAACATTTTTTATAATATTAGAAGAAGGTTCAGTAAAGGTAAGAGTTACAGGAGATATTAGATTTAAATAATCAGTTAATTCTTGTTTTACTAAATAAAAATCTCCAATTCCTGGGGTATTTTGATTATTTAAGATGTTCCATCCATTATAAGTATCTAAAACAGGTGTGCTAGTACGTTGTTGAGGATTAGTAGATTCAATTATATTTCTTTCAAATTTATCTGATATTTTTAAATTTATATTAACTGTTTTATTTATCGTATAATTTGACCATATTACAAAAGGATATAATTTTTGACCAGAAGTAATAGTTCCTGTATAAGTTAAGGTAAAGGATGTATTAGCGTTAAAGGTGATTGGTAAGACTTGATACACTAATACTCCGGGAGATTGAAGATCATTAGGAAAATCATATGGTTCTTCCTGTCTATCTAAAAGAACTATAAATAATGGTTGGGTTTGTAAAATATTAGTTGATTTAGCAGTAGGAAATATAAAATTAACTGTTATATTAACATTATTTCCTGTTGTATAATTTACTCCTTTATCAGTATGAACAATAGGAGTAATATCTGCCCCTGAATATAAGACTCGTTTTAAACCATTCATAGTTTTAAGTGATGGCACTTCTTCAGGAACTTTAAGACTTATCAAAGCCTCTTTATCTCTTTCAAAATTGTATACTAAATCATAGTACCTACCTTTATCAAAGTCCTCACGAGTTGGAATAGCATTACCTTGTTCATCAATAAGATAGATAACGTGGGCGGCAGTAGCTCCTTTTAGTTCAGGTTCAAAAGATCCTACCCAGTCAAAATACCCAAAATATTTTTGGTTTTGTTCTATAACAGCTGTTTTACCATAAGAAATATCTCCTGGAGTATATTCATTTAGTTGAGCTCCTATTAGACGACTTCCGTTGTATCTAGGATTTGTATGTCGTAGACTAGTATAGTTTGAGTCTTGTACTTGGGCTCTAACTGCTGAACCGTTTATAATGGCTTGAGTGTTTTGAGCTGTTATACTAGCATATGGATAATCTACTTTTTGATAATCTAGACTAAATCTATTTTCAGTAGCGTTATTTATGGTAGCGTTACAAGGACTATTATAGAAGTTAGGTGGAATAATTGGTTCTAAAACAGTTAATGTAGGAGATACTGATTGGGCTGAGATTGTGGGTTGAATAGCTAAAGCTAAGTTAGTTAATGTTCCTGATCCTCCAGCTGAGGGAGTTAATTGTACACGGATAATTTCATTATCATATAAATTAGGCAAAGAATGACTAATAAATCCTGATGGATTAGCTTGAGTTATTGATGAGACTGTTAATACTCCTCTTATATTGGATACTATTCCAATAAAAGCAAAATCACCTGATGATAAAAATCCTACTGTATAATTACAGAATATATTAACTCTAGTATTAGCTGCTTTTCCTACAGTAAAAGCACCTCCACCATATTGAGAACCTTGAGCATATGTTTGAAAATATCCTAAAGGATTATTTACAACACCCCAATTTATAATAACATCTCCATAAGGAGACACATTATTGAGTTGAGAAGTAGTACTTAGATTAGTAGATAATGTATAAT